TAAGACTTCAAAAACATATTGTTTCATTAAATAAACTCCTGTACACTTTCAATCAAATTATTACAACGCTTGGCAATTAAGTAGGGTAATACTTTACTTTTGTTTGACCAAGGATCTTGTTTTTCATATGTATTTATAATTTCATTTTTTAGCTCTTGTGGCGTTTCACTAAGGGCGATGAGTCTTTCATTTCTTAAGTAGTTACGATACCAAGAAGCAGCATATAGTAATTCACCTTGCTCTAGATCTTCTATGATACCATCTACTTTCTTTTGAGACATAGGTGTTTGTCTGAAACCTTCTACAAACGTATCGTCATTCGATAAAATGTTTGGTACACCATCGCCTTTATCGCCACGTATAATATGATTAAGTAAATAATATCTAGCATTATCTTCTTTAAGTTCTTTCTTAAGAAGAGGTGAAAACTGCTTTACATTAGGAAATCTTTGCAATTGTAAGAAATCTCTGTCTGAAGAAACAATCATAATTTTTTCTACATTAAATTGTACCGTAGATTTACTAGCAACAATAGTACCAATAATATCGTCTGCTTCGCATGTATCGACTTTAATGACTTTATATGGAAAGTTTTCTGCAATTTCTTCTCTTACTAGATTAAGTAAACGAAATGCTTCATTCCAATCAAATGTAGACTCTTGTCTGTTTTTCTTACGGCTAGCTTTGTATTGCGGAAATACTGATCTACGCCAGTTATTTGCAGCATCTACGGCAAGAACCATTTCACCATATTCATCTTTGTATCTTTTATGATACATTCGTAATGAATTTAGTATCATATGACGAATCATATCTTCGTCATTAGTTTTATTAATAATAATACTAGCCAGTGCAATACCGCTGTAATCAACAATAATCATTATTTTTTTCCACCTTTTTTTACGTTATCTAATCTATACAAGTATTGTAAATTTGACAATCTATTATCATTACTATCACCATTGATATGATCAACATCAACCGCATTCGAACCAATGTGTTTTTTAACACTATTTGCTGTTGCCTGCCATTCAGCGATAGTTACGTCCTTAGGCTTAGCAGCATCTGATAAGACCCAGTCTTGTCTTGTGCCAACAAAAGACTCTAGCATTGCTTGAGCAATAGTGATATTTGTAGCATCAATACTCACTTTAGGTCTGTCACCTGTAGCTGACATCTCCATTAATTTATAAATTTTTCCTTCTTCAGTTAAAAAATAATTATGGCCACCGGATGTGTACCTATTTAAATAAGTAATATTTTTATTAACAAGAGGAACTGCTTTTACATTATTTATTTTATCAATCATTATCCAATTCTCCTTTGATTATAATAATCGTACGTGCGCTTATAAACATACACATCCCATAATGTAGCATTCTTCATACCACCTCGTGGATTGCCTCCGTAAACATAACCATTGGTAGGTTTTCTACCTTTCTTTTCAACTCTAAATTTCATATTAGGTGAATTACAAGCTTTTACAATTTGCTTGACCATTGCATATTCAGCCATATCTCTTGGATCTTTAGGATCAAATCTACCAATCCATGATGTTGATCTTTCGTGCTTTCCAATATGTATTCCCATATTATATTCCTTTCTCATAATATATACCAAATGCTTCAATTACTTTATTAGGAAAAGCGTAAGGATTACGCTGAACCATTATTTTTAATTCTTTCATTGTTAATCCTAGAAATTCTGCTTCTTTCTTAAGGATAGTAGTTGCACCTTGAATTTTCATTATAAAATCTCTGCAGCTAGTTTTTGAACCATTGTGTACTTATTAGCAAGATCCTTTATAATCTTCATATTGTAATCTTCTCTTAAGGTTTCTCTTCTAATAGTTTCCGGAAGAGTTCTTAGTAAAAGTTGAATTTTAATTGAAGGTTTATTAGATTTAAGGATTAAAGCCTTAAGTGATGATGTTGAGATTGGTTTTGACATTTTAGTATTCTCCGCTTTTTTCATTTTATAAGTATATTATACCATACTTTTACATAAATGTACACAGTTAATTTCACTTATTTTAAAGTTTGTTATTAACATGTTAAACAAATCTTATTTGTTAGATAAGAAGTGTTTAAAAGCCGTAATACATGTTGGTGTGGCAGAAATAGTAATGTTTGGATTTCCTCCAGCAGGTCCAATTGGTATGGATGAGACTAAAGTAAGGTGATATTCATTTAAGATAGTTAAGAAATCTGAAATAGAAATATCGTATGGTATGTCAAAAGTATGGTTTATTTTGGTGATTGATTGAGTCATATTAAAGTCCTTTTTTCATTTTATAAGTATATTATACCATACTTTTCTCTAAAAGTAAAGGAAAATAAACATAACATGTTAACTACTATCACCTTTATTTTCTTCTTGCTTTAATTTCCAAAGCATCCAATCATAATATCTTTCTGGTTCTTTTTCATCATCCATTTCAATGTGATCACCAGTTCCAGTCATATCTTGTGTATATTTGTTAGTCAATAAAATCCTCCATTGGAAATATTTTTGATATCGCTTTAGCACATGCTATAGCAACTTCACTACATTCTTTCTGTGTACCGTTAGAAGATCTTAATTCAATAAAATGAATCCAACTTCTTATAGTACCATTCATATATAATCTAGATGTAGTTAATCCTTCTGGTAAAACTGCTCTGGCAACTTCTTTTGCAATTCCTTTTTTGATTGCAGCGTTATAGACTTGCCTACACATCCAGATAACTCTTTGTTGTTCTCTTTCCCAATCGAGTTGGAAAGTTTCGTCATCAACTTCGATACTACTTTGTCTATTCTTATCATCTTGCATTCGCGCTTCTCTAGTAACAAATTCTAACTCCTTTACTGGATTTGCATATCTTTGACTAAACTCTTGAAAACTAAAACTACGGTGTCTTAATATTTGTCTTGCTATATCTCTTGTAGTATTGATCTCAATACAAGCACTGGCCATTTCAAATGGAGACCAATGCTGGTGTTTAATCAAATATTTTAAAAGTTTTTCATTTGTTGCTGTGTTTTCTTGACCAGATGGATTAGATACTCTTGCGCAGTATGCAATTAAATCTTGACAAGACTTTATATTCCATTCATCTTGATACGCTTCAAACTCAGATGGTTTGCTATACGAAATTAGTTTTGCTATCATAATTTAAAATCCTTAAATCTTTCGCCAGTTGGTGTTTTATCAAATACTGGTGTATCATCGGTTAATGTTTGTTCTGTTTCTTCTACATCATATAATCGCATTTTACTACGATCAACTCCAATTACAAATCTTTTATGAGCAGTCGGATCATTATATCTATTCTTTAATTGCTTAACCATAAACTGACCTTGTTTATCAAGTTCTTCGGTAGATATCAATGCAAACATTAGATCGGCCGTTGCGGGTAATCCAAAAGACTCACTTGTATCTTCAAGCCCAACATCCGAGTTACTAAAACCAGAACGAGTCGTTTGCGTTGCAGAAAAGACCGGTACGTTAAATTCGACCGCAAGGCCACGTAATTCTTCAGCAATTGCTTTAATGTAAGTGTATGAATTGATTGATCCTCCCATTGCTTTCATTCTAGAACTTGAACATATATTAAGATAATCAATAAAGATAAGATCTGGTTCAAATTGTCTTTTCAATTTAAGTTCATTAAGTAATGCTCTGAAATGACCTGAATGCGCAGAACCAGTAGGATATTCTTTTATAATTAATTTACCAGTTGTTTTACGTGCAATGTCATTTACTTTTGTAGTAAACATATCTTTTGATAATTTATCTAATTGATCAATAGGTACATTAAGTAAGTTAGCATCGATTCTTTCTGCTATTCTTTCTTCAGCCATTTCCATTGTAATGTATAATACGTTATGACCTTGAACTAAAGATGATGCAGCAACGTGGCACATAAAAAGAGACTTACCAACACCGGTACCAGCAAGAGCAATATTAAGAGTTTTACGTGGGACACCACCTTTGGTAATAGTATTAAAGTATTCCAAATCGAATGGTAGTCTGTCTTCTTCTGTGTGATAGAAATCATATCTTTCTTCCACATTTTCTGTATAGTCATGACCAACTTTAAGATCAAATCCTACACCAAGCGCTTTACTTAATAAATCAGGTAAAGCACCTTTCGTCAATTGTTCGTGTTTACCATCAATAATTGATATTGATTCCATGATAGCATTGTATATTGCTCGGTCTTGACACCACTTTTCAGTAGTATCAAGTAACCAATTTTCATCAACATCATTTTTATTAAATAGTTGTGGTACAATATCAACTGCCATACTATATTGCTCTTCACTTAATTTTTCGGATTGATCTAATTCAATCTTAAATGATTCAGCGGTTGGCAATTTATTGTATTTAGAAACAAACTTACCAGCTTCATTAAACAATATTCTGTATATTCCAACAAAATAATCAGGCTTTATGAACGGCAACACTTTACGCATGTAATCTTCATCAGTTAGAAGATTACGTAATATGGTTTGTTCTAAATTAGTAGGCATATGCGGCTTTTCTCAAATCGTTATCTATTTCATTTTTTAATTCATCAACTCTACTTTCTAAGTAGCTTATTGATGTGTGGATATGACCAGTATCTTGTGGTTGCAATTTACCTTTTGCTATTGAAATCTCATCCATCAACATTACGAGTCTATCTGTTTTATTCACTTTTTCCATTTTTTATTTCCCTAGTTATCACACTTCCTTCTTCAATACCTTGAGCCATAATTTTTTCTAGCATATATCCAGCAAATTCTTGTAAATCTACATTACTCACTTTAAGTTCTGTATCAGGCGTATATACAATTTTAAAATCAAATGACATATTTTTTGGTATTTCATTAAACCGAACAGTTCCATATTTAAGAACTGTTTCGGTATATTGACCTTTGAGAATTCTTACATTCCAAGATTGTTCATCTTCTCTATCTGGTATAATTTGATAGTGTATTCCTTCTTTCATTATTCTAATTCATCAGCTAACATTGCAGACTGATTTACGATTGAATACTTATTAGTTAAATACTGTTTAAAATCAGTATCTTCCATAATAGGTTTCCAAAAGTCTTCAGTTAATGTGTCTTTTTCTCGAACTTTTGGATCCACCAATTCTCCAGTAGTTTTGTCAACCCTACAGTACCAACCAACACTGGGCTTAGAAACATAATTACCAGACAAAGCAGCGTCAAGCAAGCCACTCCAATGCTGAACACCACCGTCCCAACTAACAGAAATAGGTATTTTAGATTTTTCTTTAACATATCTTGATTTCTCCACATTGATTACGAAATGGTAACCTTTGATTTCTGTACCTTGTTTGTCTTGTTGACGACCAAGGATCCATATATTATCTGCACTATAGTAAATACCAGTACCACCAGAGACTACAGCTTTAGGAAATAATCCAATCTCTTGATATGTATGGTTAACTGCAATTAATGGTATGTTTTTCATATTTAGATATGGTGTAGTCATTCTAAATAAACCTTTAAGCGCTTTTGCTCTTGACATATCGGCAACTGATTTTTCGTTGATAGCATCATCTAATTCTTTTTTAGATGCTAGGTTACCAACTGAATCAATAACTATTACAACTTTATCGTTTCTATCTAAACCTTCAAGTTGTGCTATAATATCAAATTTAAGTTCCTCAACATTAGTAATAGGGGTATGCAATACTCTTGTTGTATCGATACCATAATTTTCAAAGTATGCTTGAGGCGAACCAAACTCTGAATCATAAAACAATAATACAGCATCATCATATTTTTTCAAATATGCTGCAGCCATAATAAGTGCAAATGAAGTTTTAAAATGTTTAGATGGACCTGCAAGTACTGTAAGTCCTGGTGCTAAACCACCATCTACTGAGCCAGACAAAGCTACGTTAATCATTGGTACATCAGTTGGTACCATGTCTTTATCATTAAAAAATTTAGAATCAGCAAGTATTGAAGTAAAATCAACTTTACTATTCTTCTTAAGTTTATCCATTATTGACATTCATTTCTCCTACAAATAATAGTTATATTATACCATAAAAGCATCTAATTGTACACTGTTTTTTTCAAAATTTAACTTTTTATTTGTGTTATCTTGAATTAAAAAATTTGTATCTAGCATTTGATTTCCCAATCTGCCGTCTACAAACTTTTGTACATGCTCAGCCATATCTTCGGCTGTAGTAACAGGCACGTTTTGGCATATATGATTTAAATTCTTTAGTCCACCTTGTAACGTAAAGTCTTCAGGCAATTTCATTATTGACATACATTCTCTTACAGTCAAAAATCTATCTTCATCTGGGTGTGTAAGTTGATTTGGCATATGGCCAACAAATGCACCAATAGTTTCTTTTGGAAAATGCACAAGTTTTCTCATAATATTTCCACCTTGAGCTAACTTACTGTGTATTTTTCTGCATCTTTCAGCAAGTTTGTCAAATCCTTGAGCATCCATCCATTTTGATACGCTTTTATAGTTTCCACCATTCCATTCGATGTAATCCATAGCGTTTTGAGATCTTGTTATTTTCTTTTCAACAAATTCTTTATGACCAATTCCACCACACATTTCTTCTAGAACGTACTTATAAAATGGATTGTCTGAAGGCGTTGTGTTATTAGTAAGAATATTCATTGGATCGTCAGATCTTCTTTTTATTGATCTAATAGTTTCATCAATTTTCTCATGTTCTCTTTTTATAAATTCAAACTTAGGTACTTTATCACCTTTCCAAAAGAAATAAAAAGTTCTGTTTCTTACTTGGCCTAATCCATGAAGGATAGACTTCGTTTTATATATTGAGAAAGTGTACCCAAAACTTGCTGCAATTTTTCTAAGTTTTGTAACAACTGGTTTTCCGATGTTCGAAGCAAGTCCTGGTGCGTTTTCTCCCCAGAATACGTGAGGTTTGAGTGTACCCAAGACAAGATTAGCAGAGGTAAGCATCCAATCGTTAGCAGCAGCATCGCTACTAGCTGAAGGACTAAGACTACTAAGACCAGCACATGGGCATACAGTATTAATAACCTCAACATTAGGTAAGTTAGGAACCCCATTATCTCCATAAAGATGATAGGGAACTGCTCCTTTATAATATTGTACCAAGTGATTATCGTTTTCTTTAAATGCATCATAACTTAATAAATACTCTGGCTTTCTTTGCAAGACATTTTGCATTGCAAGTGTTGCTCCACCGATCAACGGTATTATGCTGGCGAATCTCATTAGTGAGGTACTGTATTAGTAATAAGATATTCATCTACTTTAACTTTAGGATTCCACCCCAGTGCTTTCATTTCTGTTATATCTGCAGTATTATCTTGTGCTTCACAAGCATCGCCGTCTCGTACTTCAATACCTTCCCAACCAGCAATAATACCAAGTTCTTCTACAACGTTTCCTTCACCAGTACCGATGTCATAAGCTGGTTTTAACATGCCAATATCTTTACTCATAAGAATAAGTATTGCATCTACAACATCACTAACATGCACAAAATCTCTCACGTGTCTTGTAAGATACTGAACTGTACCATCAATAAGTTTACCAATAAGCATTGATTCTCTAGCACCATCGCCATAAACTGTAGTAAATCTTAATCCAACTTGTTTTTCATAAGCTGTTTCTTCATTTACTTTTTTACTTACACCATACGGTGATAACCACCAATTATGAATACATGATGAAGATGCATATAGTAATGGTATATTATTATGATGACAAATTAATTGTATTCTTGTAGTATTCTCTACATTATTTTTCCAATATTTTTGAGGATCTTCTATACTTGCTCTTACATCGGCGTATGCTGCAAGGTGTATACAATAATTAATTTCATTAGGAGTAAAATCTTTTATGCATTTAGCTGGATCTTGTTTTAAATCCCATTCAACAACTTCATGTCCTTCTGATTCAAGTCTTGTTTTAAGGTGACTTCCAATGAAACCTCTTGATCCTGTAATTGCTACTTTCATGTATTTTTCTCCATAAATTTATCAGATATAGCTAGTGCTGAATTAATTGCTTGATGCATATCTACGTAGACATACATTCCACAACGACCTATAAACGTCATATTTGAACGAATTAGTTTTTTATATTGTTCGTATTTGATTCGATTGTGAGAAGATGCATCTTTTACTGGATAGTATCTTTCTTGATTGTTGACCAGGTAGTCACACGGTTCTTCATATGTAAGTGTTGTGTACTGATTATTTATACCATGACACGGTAGGTTCTTCCATTCAGTAACTCGAGTGTAAGGACCATCATGCGTAAAATTAACTGTACCAGTTGGTAATACCTTTGTCATAGGTATATCAACATGATGAAACTTAATTGAACGATATGGCAAAGCACCATAAACATAATTAAAGTAATCATCTATTGGCATTGCATTAAAAATATGATCAAAGTCTTTTTCCATATTTCTATCAAATTTTACTGATAAATCTACTTTAATATTTTTATGATCTAGTATTTCTTCAAATACTGCAGTGTAACCATTCTTTGGCAATATTTGATATTCATCATTAGGAAAGTAATACTCGTTATCGTCATCGCGTACTGGTACTCTTTTAAGAATAGATGGATCTAATTCTTCTATAGTTTTACCCCACATTTTATATGTGTATGGTGCAAAGAAAGTACTTACAATATTTTCTTTACCTACTATATCTTGTGTTTCTTTATTAACTGGTAATGTTACATACCTACCATCGTCAAGCTGTGCTTTAACTTTATGTTTGTATGGTTCCCATTCACCAAATTGCGTAACCCAGTTATAAACTTTTTCGTTGTTGGTATGAAATAAATGAGGACCATACTTATGAATTCGTATTCCTCTTTTATTTGTATAGTCATAAGCATTACCACCAATATGGTTTCTTTCATCTATGACGTGTATGTCGTGTCCAGCGTTTGCTAATGTGTGTGCAACTACTGCACCAGAGAAACCTGCACCTACTACTAATATTTTCATATATTTAAAGCTTTCTTCAATTCGTTTTGTTGTGTTTCCTTGTTTAAAGGATGTTTAGTATATATCGAGCTTTTTTGTAGCGTAGCTAGCTGTGTTAGTTGTGAGTCTGATAATTCTTCAAGGTCAGAAGCTTTTACTGATGCTGCTTCTTCATTATCAAATAATACCATAAGTTCGTTGTAATCGCCAATCAAGATTGAACCAGCATC